ATGACCCCCACCACCCCCATCGCCGACACCACCGCCACCGCCCGCGCCGCATACGCCGCGTTCGTTGCCGCCAGGGAATCCGCCGACGCGGCATACGACGACGCCCTGGAATCCGCTTACACCGCGTTCGCGGACCGCCTTGGTCAAGGCCGTCGCGTTGCCGCCATGGAATCCACCCCCACCGACGCCACGTACGACGCCGCCGTGACCGCCGCCTGTGACGCGTACGTTGCCGCCATGGACGCCGCCCGCGCCGTATATGACGCCGCCGTCCCGGCCCCCGCTGCCGCTAGGGAATCCGCCGGCACCGCATACGCCGTCGCCCTGGACGCCGCCGCCGCTGCCTACGCCGCTAACGAGGCCTGCGCCCGCGCCGCGTACGCTGCCGTCCTGGACGCCGCCCGCGCCGAGTAGACCAATATCCGTCAGGACATAAACAGGAGATTTCCGATGACCCTCACCGCCACCACCAACGCCGCATACGCCACCGCCGCGGACGCCGTGTACGCTGCCGCCCCGGCCTGCGCCGACGACGCATACCGTGCCGCCATGGACGCCGCCCGCGTCGCGCGCACTACCGCCATAGAGGCCGCCTGGGACGCGTACTATGCCACCATATACGACGCGCGCGATGCCTTCCTGGACGCCGCACGCGATGCCGCCCGTGTCCGGGGCGGCATGAACGCCGCCTGGGCCGCACGCAATGCCGCTCTGGACGCCGCCTGGGACGCGTACCAAGCCGCCATGAACGTCGCCGACGCCGCGCTCACAAAAAGGACATTGGCCTTCATCGACACCGACTAGACCAATATCCGTCAGGACGTAAACAGGAGATTTCCGATGACCGTCAAACGCCCGACAGTTACCGCCGCGCTCACAGCAGCTAAGCGGGACGTGACCGTACTACACGATTGCGGCACGTATAATTCCTCCTACACCAGGTGGAGTTACAGTACCTACGACCAAGGTTATCACGCATGGATCGAGAGTAATCCAACATGGTTTGCCGCTGCCGTGGCATCTCGTCGCCTCGCCATGGTGTGCGCCGCTGTAGACTGGGCCTGTCGTGAGTTCGATCTGTCGATTCCCTCCGGAAACGTCATGGTAACAATTGAGGAGGGGGCCTGGACTGACTCCGTGCGCGACGTGCTCAAAAGCGTGCTCCCCCACCTGATCCCGAATTATTAGGATATCCCCGACGCCGCGCTCACAAAAAGGACAGGAGATATCCGATGATCACCACCATGACCACCGCCAAATTCCAGATTACCGATCGCTGGACCGGTGTCGTTCGTTTCGAATGCGAACTGCCCGCCGAGATCGCGGAGCAGAATTACGGATCCCGAATCGGCTTTGCAATTAAGAAGGCACTTGAAGTGGGTGCCAACCTCGCGGATACTTGTCTCACATGCGCCGATCTTAAGGGCGTCAGCCTCAAGGGTGTCTGCCTCAAAGGCGTTAACTTAACGCACTCCAACCTCACGGGCGCCTGCCTCAAGAGCGCCAACCTCACGGGCGCAGACCTCGCGTACTCCTTCCTTAAGAACGCATGCCTTAAGAACGCATGCCTCAAGGGCGCTGACCTCGAGATCTCCGACCTCGCATATTCCAATCTCACAGGTGCCAACCTCAAGGGCGCTCACCTCAAGGGCGTCTACCTCAAGGGCGCCTGCCTCAAGGGCGCCTGCCTCAAGGGCGCTTACATCAGGGGCGCCAATTTCACAGACGCCTGTCTCAAGGGCGCCAAATGGTAAATGGAGACACCGCACGTGACCGCACTGTGCAGTTACGGAATGAGGCATTCCTACCTGGCGTGCGCCACTTATACTGAGAACGTTACCGATTACGATGAGAACGCCGCCGAGTTGGCCCGGCTGCAGGACGCCGATGATGCCACCGAATGCATCCTGTTGGACCGGATGGCCGCCGAGTTGGCCCGACTGCAAGATGCTGATGATGCCGCCGAGTTGGACCGAATGTCCGCCGACCTGGACCGGCTGGCCGCCAAGTTGGCCCGGCGGCCGGATGCCGAATTCGCCGTCGAGTAGATAGACGCAAAGGAGATATCCGATGACCACCGTCATGAACGTTGCTGAGTTGGCCCGGCTGCTGCAGACGGCCGAGAAAGCCGCCGAGGATGCCCGCGCTGCGCTCGATACCGCCCTGGCGTCCACCTCCAACGACGCATACCGTGTTGCCATGACCTCCGCCTATGACGCGCACGCTGCCGCCGCTGCATACGAGACCGCCTTGGACGCCGCCCGCGCCGCATACCGAGCTGCCATGGCCCCTGTTAACGCCGCATATGCGGCTGCCGACGCTGCCTACGACGCATACGATACCGCCCTGGAGGCCACCCGCGCCGCGCTCGCCCTCGACGATCTTGATAACGCTGAATAGATAAACGCAATCAGGAGATCTTCGATGACTACCGTGATTACACTGGCCCAACTTCGCGAAGCCGGCGCCTGCAAAAGCCAGTTGGACCTTTTCAAGAAACGTTTTGGCGAATCGGTCCGCGTGACCGAAGAGCTTGCGATCCAATACGGGCCGGAGTTCGATACTGAATGGGCGGCGATGAACTTGCTGTCACCCTCCGTCTACGACGAATACGTTGCCGCCTTAGCCCCCGTCCGCGCCACGCGCGATGCTGCCGTGGACTCCATCTATGCCAAGTTCGTTTCTACTAGGAACTCCATCTACGACGCATACACTGCCGCCGCGGAGGCCGCCGACGATGCGCACGATACCGCCGTGGCCTCTGCCGACGCCATATACGAGACTGCCGGGGCTTCTGCCGAAGCCAAAGCAACGCACTCTGCCGCCCTAGACGACGCCGAGGCAGCGCACGACGCCGCCCTGGCCTCCGCCTACGCCGCGCAGGCTGCCGCCTTGGCCTCCATCGTTGCAGCGCGCAATGCCGCCCTGGTCCCAGCCCGCGTCCCGTACGCTGCCGTCTCGGCAATGGCCTTCGTACGCGCCTACCTTTCCGATTGCTAATCCCTCCCAGGAGATATCTGATGATTACCACCTCCAACGCTGCATACGCGGCCGCCATGACTTCTGCCGACAATGCACTCGCTGCCGCCTTGAACGCCGCTTGGGACGCCTACGATACCGCTTGGACCGTCGCCAACGATGCATATCATACCGCTCCAGCTTCCGCCCACGCCTACGAAGCGCTCGCTGCCGCTCTGACCTCCGCCGATAAAGCTTATGCTGTTGCCAAGGCCTCCGCCAATGCCGCCTACGATGTCGCCACGGCTAATGCGCGAGTCTACCTCGCCGATCGCTAATCCCACCAAATGCCGGACGGAAGCCCGGCCAGAAGATCCGCGTATATAGAGATTATAAAGAGGAACCCCCGATGACCAGCATTCACCTCGTAGACGATGGTCGTGGCGCTCGCATCGCTGACGATGAAGACAACACGCTGGCATTCTATCACGTGCGTCCACGCTTTCGGCGCGAGCCGCATGGCCTCGGAACACGCGAGACCGCTGATGTCGTCTTTTGTATTTACCACGAGTGCGCAACAACTTTGCCGAACGGCGATACGGTCCGATACGACTACCCCGTCGGCGGCAACTATACCACCCTCGCTGATGCCATTACTGGCCTGGCCGCCGACCTGCCGACGGTCGCTATGCTACGTACGCCCGCCGAGGACTGACCCCACCTCCACCACAGTAACCGGGCGGAAGCTTGGCCAGGAGACGACAGATGACCTGCGAAAAAGAAATCGGGGAGGAGGTTGCCGAGGGAGAGCCGCAGGCTGCGCTGCGCGCGCCGTTCCCTTATTTTGGCGGCAAGGCACCCATTGCGGCAGAGATATGGTCACGTATCGGCGATGTGGTGAATTATATAGAACCATTTTTCGGCTCCGGTGCAGTTTTGTTTTCGCGTCCAAAAGTAGGACGTATAGAAACGGTGAATGACAAAGACAGATTCATTGCAAACTTCTGGCGTGCGACGCAACACGATCCGGAGGCGGTAGCACATTGGCTTGATTGGCCGGTGAACGAATGTGATCTGACAGCGCGGCATCTGTGGCTGATTAACGAAGGCGCTGCTCGGATTGCGCGGTGCGACGGGGAACCGGACTTTTTCGATGCGCAGGTCGCGGGCTGGTGGTGTTGGGGCGCTTGTTCGTGGATTGGTTCGGGATGGTGCTCGGGTACTGGCCCGTGGGTATGGGATAACAAGGAACATGAATGGGGCAAACGCCCGCACCCGAGCGACGCCAGGCCGGGCATCAACCGCCAGCGCCCGCACTTGAGCAGCGCTGGGCAAGGCATCAAGCGCAAGCTCCCGCATTTGGGCGACGCCGGGCGAGGCATTAACTGCAAGCGCCCGCACCTGTGGAAGGGGCATGGCATCAACCGTGTCAAATTTGCCGGGAAAAGCGACGCGCTCCTATCATGGATACAGGCTCTAGCAGGTAGACTGCGCAATGTCCGGGTCTGTTGCGGCGACTGGTCGCGCGTCTGCGGGCTGTCCGTCACGTATGGGCACGGTTTAACCGGAGTTTTTCTCGACCCGCCCTATTCCGACGCAGCAAACCGCAGTAAAAACGTTTATTCCACCGACGACCTGACCGTAGCGCATGTCGCGCGGAAATGGGCGATCGAGGAAGGAAGCAATCCGCTCATGCGTATTGCGTTTGCTGGATACGACGGCGAGCACACGTTTCCCTATAACTGGACGGAATGGTCGTGGAAGACACAGGGCGGCTTTGGTAATCAAGGCAACACCAGCGGTCGCGATAATAGCCACCGCGAGCGTATATGGTTTTCGCCGCACTGCGCTGCTCAACGCCAGGGCAGGCTTTTTGAGTAACCATGACCGCTATGCTCGTAAAAAGGAATTGTCCATATGCCCGCTCAGATCACGTTGGCCCAACTTCGTAAAGCCGGCGCCTGCAAAAGCCAGGTAGTTCTTTTCAAGAAGCGTTTCGGGGAATCGGTCCGCGTGACCGAAGATCTTGCATGCCAATACGGGCCGGAGTTTGACATTGAATGGGCGTCGCAGCATCTACTTTCGCCCTCCGCCTACGAGGTGTACCGTGCTGCCATGGCCTCCGTCTGCACCGCCCGCGTCCCGTATGCTGTCGTCATGGCCTCCGCCCGCATCCCGTATGCTGCCGTCTCGGCAGTGGCCTACTTCCCGTATGTTGCCGCCATGATCCCCGCCCACTTCCCGTATAATGTCGCCTCGACAGTGGCCTACGTCCCGTATGTTGCCACCATGATCCCCGCCTATGTCCCGTATGCTGCCTTCTCGGCAATGGCCTTCGCGCGCGCCTACCTCGCCGATCGCTAATCCCATCCGATTGTCTCGGTATATAGCTTGCACGCAGACCCGCAGGAGGACCTGTGCAAAGAGATCAGACTGACATGGCTGCCCAAAACGATTCATCTATAGACCCGACGCCACTGCCCGCTTACGCGGATGACGCGGCAGAAGTCGTGCGGCGTTTCGAGAAACTGGCTTACGACTACAGCACGGTATTCTGGGCTAAAGAGATGGGCCACGCCGTAAAGGTGTTCCGCCGTTTATTCGCCGCGCAGGGAGCGCCCATGCTGCCGCCCGCCGACATCGTCGCTCGGCAGATGCGTATAAGCGAGGGAGCGGTGCGGATGGTTTATGAAGGTATCCGGGCCGTCAGCAAGGCAGGGGGCGTGCTACCCACGCTCGCTGAGAGGCAAGCGCAGCTTGAAGCGGCGGAGGCCGCGCTACCCAAGCAGAGGCCAATAGTAACGGCCTTACAAACGGCTCCAGCCGCTCCCGCTATTGCGCAGCCGATCGCGCGCAGACCGCTTTCTACGACCGTTACTTCCGCTAAGACGACCGGGTCGGGGTTCCTCGGCTAGTGGGTTTCTTTTTTCAAAACGATGTTGTAACTGCGCCGGCAACGGCAGTCGGCCGACATCGCGCTGTTCCTGCCGAAACGCAGCTTAATCTGTTTTCGCCAAACGCGCGCGGCTGCGATGCTTGCCCGCTCAAGAATAAGTGGCATCGCCTTTCCTCACCGCGTATGCCCGCGACCGGCAACGGCGATATACTAATTTTAGGAGAAGCGCCTGGCGAAAACGAGGATCAACAGAATACACAGTTTATTGGGAATACCGGTAAACTATTACGCAGCGTGATTCCGGGCCGTGAATTTGACCGGCTGGTCTGGCAAAATACCGTGCGCTGCCGCCCACCTGAGAATCGCGATCCATCACCGCGCGAGGCGCATGCGTGCAGCGTGTACCTGGAGCAGGATATTGCTGAGCACAAGATCAAGGCCGTCCTCGGCGTCGGAGGCGTTCCGCTACGACGCTATTTCGACGGCAGCAACATTACGCGCATCCACGGCACCAGGTTCCCAGTCCAGATCGGTGAGCAAACCCTTTGGTATTACCCCGTCCTGCATCCGTCATTTGTACTGCGCGGCGGCGGCGACAGATCGACTGCGTACCCTGTCTTTCGCGCTGATATCCGATCCTTCTTTAAGCAAGTAGATAAATGGCCGAAACCATCTATCGCCGCGATCAGTAAGGACGACGTACTGCTTCCTAAGTCGGCTGGTGAGGCTCTGTCGATTATCGAGCGGATGCGTGAGCCGTTGGGCGTTGATATCGAGACATCCGCGCTGCGCCCGCATCTGGTCGGCGCCAAGATCATTACAGCGGCCATCAGCGACGGCAAGTTAACATGCGCCTGGCCGATCGAGCATCCCGAGTGTACAACGGATTGGGGTCTTGATCTGCTCTTGTACACGACCTCGGCGTTCCGTTGGATTGCGCACAACGCAGCTTTTGAATATTCCTGGTTTGTGGCAGCAGCGAGGCAGCGCGGCATCGACTATGAGCCTGCGCCTTTCGATGACACAATGGCGCAGGTCCGTCTGTACCACGAGCGGGAAACACTGCTCGATCTGAACACTGCCAGCCGCATCCATTTAGGCGTTGCAATCAAAGGGCTGACCGGCGTTAGCGCCAAGCAGATCATGGCCTATCCGCTCACGGATGTGTTACCCTATAACGGCCTTGACGCGCTTGCCTCTGCGCTGATCTTCCGCAAGCTCAACGGCAAGGTCAAGAAAGAGTCCTACCATCGCATCCTCGAATCTGTTGTCAGCACCAGCGAAATGGAACTGGCGGGCTTGCCGATCGATCTTGAGAAGGCCAAGCTGCTCGACATCAAATGGACTGACAAGGCAATCCAGGCCAAGGCAGCCGCCAAAACAATTTATGAGGTGCGCGCATTCGAGCAAGCCCGACAAACGGAATGGCGGATCAGCGCGCCCGATGACGTTGGCGCTGCGCTAGCAGAATACGGCCGGCTTGAGTTGAAGGAGACCAAGGGCGGAAAACACTATTCGACCGGTGACCAGGAACTGCACAAAGCGTCGCCTGACCATCCGCTGATCAAAGCTGTGCTCGAATTTCGTAACGCTGCCAAGATGCGCTCAACATACATTAGCCCGATTCTTTCAGCAGCCAAATTACATGCGGATGGACTAATACATCCCGGATATACTACAATGCTAACGGCGACGCTGCGCTTGTCATCGGAAACGCCGAACATCCAAAACTTCCCTAAGCGCACCAAGGAGGGGCGCGAGCTTCGGGAAATGGTTGTCGCCGGTCCTGGCTTGGTTTTGGTCTCCTTCGACTTCAAGCAGCTTGAAGTGCGAATTGAAGCCTGTGCGGCGCGCGATAATGCTTTGTGCAACAGCATCATCCGCGGTGAAGACATCCATGCAATCTGGCGCGACAAGATCCTTGATATTTATCCTGACTATTGGAATCGAATAGTAGAGAAGTCTGGCGAGTCTGTGAAAGAAAAGATCCTCAAAGTTGGGCGCGATCTGATTAAGAGCGATTTTGTATTCGCCTCTTTTTATGGTGCAACAGTCAGATCATGCGCTGAACGTACCGGGCTGCCCTTTCCGATCATGCAGGAAGTCTCTAACGAGTTCTGGAGCATGTTTGCCGGCGTGCGCGCATGGATCAAAGGGCAGCGCCGCGAATATGCCGACACCGGCAGCGTGCGCACGCTCACCGGGCTAACGCGCCATCAAATCCTACCCGGGCAAGAAGTTATCAATACGCCTATCCAAGGAACGGCTGCCGCGGCCGTGCTTGAAGCACAAAATGCAATGTCACAAATGGCACTGAAAGAGCGTGATCCTTTCCTTCATCCGCGAATTAACATCCACGACGATCTAACATTCTTGTTACCGGACGATGGGCGTTTGCCTCAGTATATAAAGCTGATAGGAGAAACCATGGTCAAGTGCCGCTTCGACTGGCAAATCGTCCCGCTCGCTGTTGATTGCACGATCGGCACTGACTGGGCGAACATGGAATACGTTTCCTCTTTCACAGGGGATTATATGCGATGAACCGCTGGGGAAATAACTGATGACCGCTATTTACGAAGCCCAATACGCCGCGCTCAAGACCAAGCTGGCGATCGATATGCTGCGCTTCGATCAAGAATTGATCGAGATCGCACAGCTCGTCCAGGAGGCGGCGGAGCTTTCGGCGACAATGACCGCATTACGTGATACCGCGAAAATGGATCTCGACACCGTGACTGCCGTGGCGGCATCCCGGCTTCGCGGTGTTCTTGACGACAAGGGCAAGGCGCGGTCGGAGACCGCCATTGCTTCTGAGTTGCCGCTAGTTGACAAGGTACAGGATGCGCGCACCGCATTAATCGAGGCGGAACGGGAGTCGTCAATCTACCGCAGCCTTGTCGAGACACTGAGGCATAAGAAGGAGGCGTTACGCACGCTATCCGAGCAGATGGTCGCAGGCTTCATGACGCCATCCTCGCTTTCGGTTAACGCGCGCAAGGAAATCAACGAGGTCCGCCAGGCGGGCATCACGCGGCGGGCAGTAACAAGCGGGACCTGATGGACACGCTTCGTTTCATCGGACTGGCGATCATCTTAACAATGATGACGGCTGTGTTCCTCTACGCAGCCGCTCGACTCGTGTTTACAGCGTGGTTCCGCAGTAAGCAGGACTTTTACCAATCTCAACACAAGGAGAAATAACATGGCTTTCCAATACAAGAAACGTGATCCAAGCGCCTGGGAGAAGCGCGCATCCCAACAGGGCGGCGACTACCAGGGCTTCATCGTCGATGAAGCCAAGGTATATACACCCAAGAAGGGTGACAACTTCGTACGCATCCTGCCGCCGACTTTCGAGGGCGCTGACCACTACGGCCTGGATGTATGGGTGCATTACGGCATCGGTCCGGATCGCGCCTCGGCGATCTGTTTACAGAAAATGAAGAACATGCCCTGCCCGCTTTGCGAGGCGCGTGCGCGGGCGGAACGCAGCGGCGACGAAGACCTGGCCGATGAACTTAAGCCCAGCCGTCGCGTCATGGTTTACATGCTCGACCGTAAGGACGAAGCGGCGGGGCCGCAGGTCTGGTCGATGCCTTGGACACTTGACCGGGATGTCTGCAAGATCAGCCGCGACAAGCGCACCGGCCAGGTCTATGCCATCGACGACCCGAACGAGGGCTACGACCTTTCTTTCGAGCGCGAGGGCGACGGCTTACTGGTCAAATATACCGGTATCCAGCTTAGCCGGCGGCCGTCATCGGTTAACGAGGAAACGCTCGAATACATCTCGACGCTGCCGCTGCCGATGGTGCTGCGCTGGCGTGAATACCAAGAACTGCATGATCTGTTTGCCGGCAGCGGCATGGAGCAAACAGCAGTGGCCAACAAGCCGGCTGCCCCGGTATCGCCCGCTCGGCGACCTGTTGCTGCTGCACGTCCGGCAACGTCGCCCCCTGCGGCAGAAGAGCCGCCGCCTCCCGAACCGCCGGAGGTGGTCAACGTGACCGAAGATGTCGCGGAACTTTTCAAGAAACGTTTCGGCGACGAAGAGCCGCTATATGATGGCGATTTTTACCAGCAAGTCGGAAACCCGGCTCCTGCCCGTGATCCCCCTCCAAGGCCGACAGCGCCGGCTGCCGTTCCATCCGGCGAAGTCACCGGCAAATCGCGCGCTGCGTTGCTGCGCGAGAAACTCACCGGCCGCTGATCCACTTGATTACGCTAGTCGCTCGGGCGATCTCGGGCAGCTATACGAAGGAGAAGATATGTCCGACAAACTAACGCAGCTTGGTCATCGCTCGGAGATTGCTGCCTCACCACATGAAGCATTCCTGGAAAAGATCGCAGTCCCGGACGTAGGCATGTTGGGAACAGTTATCCGGTTAAGTGCGACGGAATTCACCTCGTTGTGCCTAGTGACCGGCCAGCCGGATTTCGCGACAATCTACGTTGATTACGTGCCGAGAAACTGGCTGATCGAATCCAAGTCCTACAGGCTGTTCTTGAGCTCATTCCGTACCTTCAGGACTTTCCACGAGGAAGCGACGGTGGTGATCCGTGATCGGCTTGTACTTGCGCTCGATCCGGTTTATCTGCGTGTCGCCGCTTTCTGGTACCCGGGCGGCGGCATCCCCATCGACGTTTTCTGCCAATATGGCAGGCTGCCGGCGAACTGCTGGGCGCCCGATCTCGGTATCCCGGCCTTCCGGGGCCGTTAAACATGGTCAAGCGCCACGTCGTTGTTGCACCGATCGTTGATCGACCGGCCAGTTACTTCCCTGACAGCTTCATTTCGTCGGGGTCGTTCCTGCTTGATTGCGTGCTTGGGGGCGGCTGGGCACGTGGTCGGGTGATCAATATCGTCGGCGACAAATCATCCGGCAAGACGCTGCTCGCCATCGAGGCGTGCGCCAACTTTGCGCGCAAATACAACACTGTAGATATTCGTTACGTCGAGCCGGAGAACGCCTTCCTACGCTCCTGGGCAGAGGCGGTCGGTTTCCCGCCAGGCGTCCGACTTACCGAAGAGGGTAAGGCGCGTATTGACACCGTTGAGGCATATTACGAGGATGTCGTTGCGTTCCTCAAGGATCGGGTTGGCGCCAAGCGTCCGTGTATGCACATCCTTGACTCGCTCGACGCGCTTTCTGATGACGCCGAGCATGGGCGCGCATTTGGCGAAAGCACCTGGGGCGTGGGCAAGCCAAAGGCGATCTCTGAGATGTTCCGCCGGCTGATCGGTGACATCCGTGATGCCGACTGCCTACTCGTTATCATCTCGCAAATACGTGACAATATCGGCGTCACATTCGGTGAAACAAAGAAGCGCAGCGGTGGCCGAGCACTCGACTTCTACGCTTCACAAGTGCTATGGCTGGCGGAGACAAGCAAGATCAAGCGCACGGTACTAGGCGTCGATCGCGTGATCGGCACCTCTGTACTCGCCCGCACTAAGAAGAACAAGGTGGGGATACCTTTTCGCGAAGCCGAGCTCGTTGTGATTTTTAACTACGGCTTCGACGATGAAGCCAGCATGATTAACTGGTTGGTCAAGCACAAAGCGATTGACCTCCTTGGTATCACTGACAAAGACGCGAGGAAGCTCCTCTCCGACGCGCGTCACGCTCAAGATCCGCACGCACTCTTTGAGCTGCGCGAAAGTTTACGCGCCGCGGTATATAAGCATTGGCAGCACATCGAATCCGAGCTGGCGCCGACCGTGAGAAAATACTGAGAAACTTCATTCAGAATGGTGACGTGATGTTACCAGGTCGTGGACACGAAAAGGGCGCTGAGTTTGAACGTGTTGTCGGCCGACAGCTTAGCTTTTGGCTGACTCACGACAAGCGCGCCGACCTGTTCACACGCAACGTGCTGTCCGGCGGATCGTTTACCCGTCGCGTTGCCTCAGATGACAAAGCGGCCGGGATACCAGGCGACATTATGGCTAAACATCCGCTGGCCTACAGTTTCCTCCAGACTTTTTTGATCGAGTGTAAACACTACGCAGATCTAGGCATGCTGCCTTTTTTGCTCGACTTAGAGGGTACATCATTCCTTGCAAAGACTCTACATCACGCGCAAATCCAGGCGGCGCAGGCGAATGTCCATTTCCTGGTGATCGCCAAACAGAACCGGATTGTGCCGCTAGTGATCATGTCGCACCGATTGGGCGAGCTTGCATGGGCGGCAGCTTACCCGAAAGGCAAGTTCATCGCGCACCGACTACATAATCGCTACTTCATGACGACGCTGCCCTGCCTAATGTTCTATATTCAGGCGCGCGCGTTTGTAAGCGAGGCTGCCGGCATGTTAACCGTGAAACGCCGCCCACTTTCCTCGGTGCAATAACATGCTTCGTCTATGCACGGCCGATTTACATTTAACAGATAATGCGGCGGAGGACTATCGCTGGAAGGTATTCCAGCATGTGCGTAAGGTACTGGACGCGTACAAGTGCGCGCATCTGCACATCGTTGGCGATTTGACAGACAAAAAAGACAGGCACAGCGGCGCGCTTGTTAATAGAATGCTGCGCGAGATGCGCGCGCTGATTGATAACGGCGCCCGGATCGAGCTAATTCTTGGCAACCACGACATGCCATTAACTGGTGAGCCCTTCTGGGCGGCACTTAACTATGCCTTCGGCGCTGATTCCGGGTTCCGCGTAATCACGCAACCCGAGCGATCCGGTAACATTATCTCTCTGCCATTCGCGCCCGATCCCACCGAGGCATGGAAGAGCATCGACTTCCGGCCAGAGTTTACTGTCCTCATGCACCAGCCCGTTGATGGCGCTATTGCAGCGAACGGCCATCCTGTCACCGGCCTCGACACCAGTATATTCCCGCGCGGCGTGAAAGTTTACTCGGGCGATATTCATCTACCGCAAGTCATCGGCCCGATCACTTATATTGGAGCGCCGCATCATGTCAGCTTTGGCGATGAGCACCCCTGCCGGTTTCTGTTGCTCGACGCTCGTGGTACCGCAACAGAGGTGCTCCTGCCTGCAATCCGCAAGGCGATAGTGTCCATCACCAGTGCCGCCGATCTTGACAGCGCGGAACTATCGGACGGCGATCAAGCTCGTATCCGCGCGACTATCCCGTTCTCCCGCATTGAGCAATGGCCGGTCGAAGAGGAAGCAATCCGCGCCTGGGCATCCGAGCATAACGTGACAATCGCCTCAATTGATGTCGAGGTGAGCACGATCCGCAGGCGCGGGGCCGCAGCGCAGGGAGACGTACTTAATAAAACGCCTGGCAACGTTTTGCGCGCCTTCGCAGCGTCAGAAGGTATCGAGGGGCCGGCCCTCGATGCGGGCCTGTTACTGCTTGAGGAAACGATCGGTAATCAGGCATCATGAAACGATTGGAACTCAGCGCCCTGACCATTGAGGGCTTCCGCTCCTTCGCCGGCAGCACGACTATCGGGTTTGGCAAGCCTGGCGGGCTGCATATGCTGTTCGGCAAGAATGAAGTCGAGCCGCGATTGGGCGGCAACGGCGCCGGCAAGAGCACGATATGGGACGCGCTCTGCTGGTGTTTATTCGGGTTTTCCGCGCGTAACTTACGTGCGTCCGATCTGATGAACTGGTCGCGGAAACAGAACCCGGCAGCTAAGCAGGACGTACATGTGATCGTTGACTTGACTATCAATGATGCGCCGTTCATGATCGAGCGGTTCGGCTCGCCTAATAGACTATTGCTAAATAGGCAGCCGATCGAGCAAGACAAGCTGGAGCGCGAAGTGCTAGGAATCTCCCGCGCTCGCTTTATGCACAGCGTCTTGTTTGGCCAGATGGTACGCCTGTTCATCGACCTGACCGTTCCCGAGCGCGGCGCGCTACTGGACGAAGTGCTCGATCTCGGTCTGTGGTTACGCGCATCCGATACCGCCAATGCGCGCTACCGCGGGCTGACCGCGGAGTTGCAAACGATCGAGAAAGCGTTGGCCTTCTCGCGCGGCAAGCTGGAAGGGCTGGAAAGCGAAGACATTATCCGCGCATGTGAAGACGCTTGGAATGCTAAGCACGATGCTGTAGTCGAGGCAGCAATCGCCCGCGTTGATATCGAGGAAGCCGAGCTATCCAAGGCGAAAAAACATCAGCTTGCTTGTGCTGTCTTAGTTCAGCTCGCCTTTGTTGCCCCTGACAACGAGCTAGATAAACAAATACGCGCGCTACACGATTCTCTCTCTGCCCAAGGTCGCGAGCTTGGTGGACTAGATGCTGAGCTTGGACGCGAGAACAGAGAGGCGGCGTTCTTCCGCAAAGCGCCCGACAAATGCCTCACGTGCTCGCAACCAATTACAGCCGCATTCGCTGTCGCTGAATTACACAAACATGAGACAAAGGCGGCATCTATCGTCGTAACCATGCAGCGGATCGACGCCGCGGTTGCGTATGACAAGGATGTTTTGGCAGCAGCCGAAACGAAGAAGCGGAAGCGGGACGCTGACTATGAGATGGCTAGAGGCGCATTATCAGCCGCCGAGACTGCTATCACGCGTCAACAGCGCACGGTCGATCTAGCAGTCGAAGCGGCCGAACGCGAAGCATCTGTCACCAATCCGCACACTGCCCGGCGCGAGTCCGTCCGTGCCCAACGCAGCGCGCTACAGCGTGAAATCGGGGCGCAACGGCTTAAACTTGGCAGCATGAAGGAACAGCTCGCCTCCCTCGATTACTGGCGGCAGGGGTTCAAGCGGGTGCGCCTATTTCAAACCAAGCAGTCACTTGATCTGCTGCGGCTGGAGGTCGCCAATGCCGCGCAATCACTGGGCTTGATTGGCTGGTCCATCGACTTCGTTACTGAGGTCGAGACCAAGTCCGGGTCGATGAAACAGGGCGTGCAAATTGTTGTGACATCGCCGCAGGCAACAGGCGTGTGGGAAGCCTGGTCAGGCGGCGAGGGGCAGCGCATCCGGCTCGCGGTCGCTATCGGCCTGGCATCACTAATCCAGCGAATGGCCGGCGTTTTCTATACGTTTGAGATTTGGGATGAGCCCTCTGCATGGTTAAGCCCGGAAGGCATCACCGATTTGCTCGACTGCCTGGCGCGGCGCGCACAAATCACCGGAAAGACAGTTTGGGTTGTCGATCACCGGGCACTCGATGCCGGGATGTTCTCAGAAGTCTGGCAGGTCACAAAGACTAATACTGGCTCTTCTGTACAGCGCATTTCCTGATAGGTCGGGAAGGGTAGAGAAATGGCAGCCCTTCTTACTCACTCTTTGGAAGACAACACACTTACAGTTCTATGCTGGAGCGACCAGCACGCCGCCAACGTGTCAATGCAAGTGCCTGCCGAACTATTCTCGACGCGCGCATACCGCGAGATCGCCGAGAAAGCAATTGATCATCTACAACGATATAATACCCCGCCCAAGGGCCATTTGCGCGACCTGCTTGAAGACAAGCTGCGGCGCGGTGACGAAGGCATCATGCTCAAGCGCACGCTTGATACAATGGAGGAACTACAGGCTACTCTCCAGCCCGAGTTCGTGCTTGAGCAGTTGCAGCATTTCATTGCTATGCGCAAGCTGTCTATGGCGGTCGAGCAGGCCGCCGATGCGCTCAACGAGGGCGATATCGACAAAGCACGCGAGGCGCTGTTCGAGCAGGACTTAGCGCCAAAACAAACGCCCGGCATCTGGCTCAATGATCCCAAGCGTGCGCTGTCATTCCTTGACCAGCGCGATGAAGACTTCTTCTCCTCTGACATCGACGTGCTCGATGATCTCGGCGTGCGGCCCCGCCGCAAAACGCTTACCCTGTTAATCGCCGCCCCCAAAAAAGGGAAGAGCATATGGCTAGTGGGGGTCGGCAAGCGCGCGATCCTGCATCATCAGAGAGCTTTGCACATTACGCTTGAGAACAGTGAGGAGCTTACTGCCAAGCGATATACTCAAGCTTTGTTCGCTATGTCGGCAGACAGCCGCGATGCCAGCATACGCGTGCCTATATTTAAGCACGACTCGCTCGGCCGCTGTCTGTCAATCGAACATGATGTCCTGACACCGGAGGTTCTGCGACCGGAAGCACGTAAACAGCTCGGCAAGCGGCTTTCAGCATTACGTGGCAAGCTGCTCATCAAAGAATTCCCGACCTCCACACTGACCATCGCGCAGCTTAACGCTTACTTGGATGTGCTTGAGCGCGCGGAGAACTTCGTTCCTGATCTATTAATCATCGACTATCCCGACCTGATGGCGGTCGGCGATGTGCGCGATATGCGCGTCAACCTGGGCAAACTCTTCGCGCAGCTTCGCGGCATTGGCGTGGCGCGCAATATGGCGGTGGTCGCTGTCACGCAAGGCAACCGCTCATCCGAGACGACGCGCACCGTGACCACGGGCATGGTGGCGGAAGATTGGAGTAAGATCGGTACCGCCGACACCGTGCTCACCTACTCGCAGACACCGGAGGAAAAAGAGCTTGGAATGGCGCGGGTGCTGGTCGCCGCGGCGCGTGATGCGCGCGACAAGTATATAGTGCTGATATCTCAATCCTACGCCACTTGCCAGTTCTGTCTCGACTCGTGCTACTTCTCCAAATTCTTAGAGTCTGAGGTAGACCGGCTGACCGGCAACGGGAAACAGGAGGACTAATCTATGGACCAAGAAGAATATTGGTACCGCTACGAAGACCGACTTTACTCGTCCGGAGTAGATGAGTTTGAATTCCCACTTGATACCCCCATACTTCAAGTAAAGCTACGCAGATACCGAGTTCGGAAACTAACTCCATGCGGGGCGCGGCTAGAAAATGGGAGGTTTGTGTTACGCTCTGCGAAAAAACGGTGGGCGACGCCGACCGTGAAAGAAGCGGAGGAATCCTTTGTCGCGCGCAAAAACAGACAGATAAATATACTCTCTAATCGGCTGAAACATGCTCGCGAAGCTCTTAAAATAATACAAAAACAAACCGGCGCGTTTGATAGCAGAATGCCAAAGAAGCTGTTCTAAAAAGTGGCAATCTCGCCCGAAGCGATTGAGCGGTTTCTAGCCTGGACGCCGCCCGAGCATCCGGAGTTCAAGGGCAAGTCAGCGGCCGAGCTTTACGATATCATCTATAAGATAGTCGACGCGCCATACGTTCACTTTGGTCCCGAGCCGCGTCAGCATCAGATCGAGGGCTTGGTATTCGCGTTATGGCAGCGCCGCGCGCTCTTGTATTTCTGGATGCAGCTCGGCAAGACCAAGATTGCATTAGACTGGCTGCGCTGCTGTAAAGCGGCAGGATGGTCGCGGGGCAAGGGGCTTGTGATAGCGCATTCGCCTGTCGGCGTTGACGTTTGGGAAGCGCAGACTACTATCCATTCCACGCTATGCACAGCGACCGTTGTATCCGGCCCGGACTCGCTCGACAGATTCCTGGGAGCGTGCGAGGGCGGAGCCGATATCGTTATCGTTGCCTGGTCAACGCTCCAGCAGTTATTCACGCAAAAGCGGAAGAGCCGCAAAGGCGTATCTAAGCTTTACCCGATGATGGATGCCGCCCGGCTCGCTGGTGAGTATTTTACCTCCGTCGTGATCGACGAAATCCATCTAGCTGGCAATCACACAACTAACCGTTTCAATATCGCCTCGGCGCTTGTGCAAAACTGTAACTGTCGGCTGGGACTATCCGGCACGCCAGTTGGTCGCGATGCTTTCAAACTGTGGGCATCGACATTCCTGATCGACAGCGGTGAGACTCTAGGACGCAATTACTACTTCTTTGAAGCAGCGTTCGGGAAAACCCGGCGTAATCCCTTCATGAAGCGGTCAGAGGTTGTATTCGACAAGACAAAGCTGCCTCTGCTCAAGTCACGGCTGGCTGGCCGCGCAATGAGCTATGAACTGTCAGAGGTGCGGAAGCTCAATACGCTCCGCGGCCAAGTCGATCTCAAGATGCGCGGCGATCAGCGCGAAGCCTACAACGATATGGTTGACAAAGTAATCAAGATGAAGGATAGTGAGACGCAAGAGATCAGTAACGCATTTGTGAGGCTACGTCAGATAGCATCCGGATTCCTGCCCTTCATCGACAACAACGGCGAGACGCGGACTGTCAACTTCGAGAGCAATGCTAAGCTAGAGTGGCTTTCTTCCTTCTTTGAAGAATATGACGGCGTCACACAGTGCGTAATTTTCCACGAGTTCATCCATAGCGGACAGATGATCTGTGAGCGGCTCAAGCGCGCCAAGATAGCGCACACTTGGTTGCACGGCAGCACTAAGAATCCGAAACTGGTCATCGAGTCTTTCCAGAAAGGCAGCGTCCGGTTCCTGGTGGCGAACACGGCCAAGGGCGGCACCTCGATTAACCTGCCGATGGCCGATTACCTGCTATTTTACGAAAGCCCGATTTCGCCAACGGTACGCCAGCAAGCAGAATCGCGGCCGTTAGCGCGCGGCGAGCGGGTGCTGCTGCTCGATGACCTGGTTTGTTCACCTGTCGAACGCAAAATCCTTGGCTATGTGCAAGAAGGGCGGGACATGTTATCGGTGATCATGCATAGCCGCTCGCTATTGCGTGATCGGGATTAAAAGTTTAACTTGCACCGATAACCGATCCGCGGTATATATGAGCTGACAACCCGAGCACAAGGGAGCACCCGATGGCCGTTCAAAAACCACCCAATCCCGCGCTGTTTACAACGGCGCTGACGCCGCTTCCCATCCTCCCGGATATGCAGCAGCCGCCGGAAAGCGCCGCACCCGATTCTATTGACGGAAAAACGGGCTTTAATGGCGCATTCGCAGCTCCGGCCGCCTTCGCACATCAAAAGCGAGCGCAGGGCTTCGCGCCCAGCCCGCAACAGCAGGCATATTTCGACTGGATCGAGGGCGGCAAGGGCTCTGCGGTCGTGATCGCGGTGGCCGGCAGCGGCAAAACTACCACGCTTGTGCAAGGTCTCGGCTTGATGGAGGGGCGCGGATTTTTCGGAGCTTATAATAAATCGGCTGCGCAGGAGATACGCGACCGTGTTGAGCAGGAGCGCAGCAAGCGCCGCGATCCCGACTTCGGCAAGAAGTTCTACATCGCGACCGTCCACGCCGCCTGCTTCTCGGCGTGGCGACAGATGTATCCGAAAGTCGAGGTCGATGATCGTAAGGTCGGCAATCTGATCACGCGATATGCCGAGGAGATCGGCGGCAATGATGGCGTCGTGATCAAGCAGGCGTTTCCCTTCATCGCCAAGATGGTCAGCTTCGGTAAACAATACCTGATCGGCGTTCCAGGCAAGTTCGGCTTCCGTGGCCTCGACAAATGGCTTGAGTTGGTCGAGCACTTCTCGGCAGACGAAGACCTGCCGGAGAGCGTCTATCTGCCCGCCGCGCTCGAATGGGTGATTACAATTTCGATGCGCAGCAAGGAGCAGTGCCGCGAGATCATCGACTTTGACGACATGATTTACGCACCGCTCGCTTTCGGCGCGCGGTTCTTCCAGAATGATTGGGTTTTACTTGATGAATTACAAGACATCAATCCCGCTCGCCGTGAGGCTGCGCGCCGCATGCTCAAGCCGGGCGGGCGTTTCGTGGGTGTAGGAGATGATCGGCAGGCTGTGTACGGCTTCACCGGTGCCGGGGCAGATAGCATTGACCGCATCGTGGAGGAATTCAGCTGTATCCGTCTGCCGCTGACCGTGTCCTACCGCTGCCCGAAGGCGGTCGTCAATTATGCGCATCAGTGGGTGAAGCACATCCAGGCGCATGAGTCAGCGCCGGAGGGCATTGTGCGGGAAGTGACGCTCGATAAATTACCTGCCTCGCCTGATCATATGCCCGACCAACGTCCTTGGTTTTTACAAGATGCTGTCGCCAGCACAGACGCGATCTTATGCCGATATACCGCTCCGCTGATCAAAACTGCTTACAGTATGATCAAGGAGGGCGTTGCTTGCCGCGTCGAAGGACGCGATATCGGCCAAGGGCTCGCCATCCTCGCCAAACGCTGGAAGGTCAAGACGCTGGACAAGTTGGCCGAGCGGCTTGAGCAGCATCGTAAGCACGAGGTCGAGAAGGCGCGCATAGCGGGCAGCGAGCGCCGTGAGCAGGAAATCGAAGACAAGATTGCGACGCTGTTTGTCATCATCGACCGCTGCCGTGCGTTAGGCAAACACACCGTGCTCGATCTGCTTGATGAGATCGCTTTGCTCTTTGCAGACAACGTGAAAAGCGTTGCTGTACTCTGCACCGGTCACAAAGCTAAGGGCCGTGAATGGTCCAAGGTATATTGGATACTGCCAAGGACTGGTGGCCGACGCTCGCGCCAAGAATGGGAACAGATACAGGAGAGTAACATCATGTATGTAATCTGCACCAGAGCTAAATCCGAACTAGTATTGGTGCCCGAGCCATGACCCGATCCTGTCGCACCTGTCGTTATCTCGATGTTCCTCTAGACAAGGCCGGCCGCAGAGTGGCGAGGATTGGACATATTTATCAATGCACATTTCCGACGCCTACACTGCCACCGATGCCTGAATCCTGGACGAAAGGAAATTCGGCGCAGGCACAGAGAGATTTCGAGCACCTGTACAAATTGAACAAAGCATATATGGGAGCTACTGACGGCGCATCTTGCGCGGTATGGTTAGCTTTGGAAAAAAAGTCATGAGTGAAATGCGTATTCCCGGCGCAGGCTGTGTGATGTCCGATCGTCATGTGATGTCCGATCGTCAACTGGTCCAGTCTATCACGGACGAACTTCTAGCGATCCAGTGGGTTCTGCGCGGGGGGCGCGTAGATATCGCCGACATGGCGCTCGCACTGCTGATCGCAAAATTAGGATGGAAACCATGAGTGAGCACGATCGCGATCTGACACGAGAAGAAGCTGGAGCAATCAAGCAAATGCTCTTCAGGATCACGCAAGTTGAAGGGCACATCAGCGAAGCTGAGGACAGCCTTCCTCATCGGAAAGGAGAATTCGCTCAACTTCGCTCAATAATAAACGACATCAAATCCGCTGCTCGCAGTGAGGCGGCATCGGATGCGGAACGTGCCAGTATGGAACACAACAGGGAGTTGAAAAAGTGACCAAAAATGAATTTCTAAACGCACTAAAGGCGCTGTCGTTCATTGATGGGTGCCGACTTCCAGAACTTTCTTCGAATGAGCTCAATGAGTTTTTGCGTCATCCCGAGAAGTTCTTCATCACTGCCGACGATTGGCAACAAAAAGTTATCTGGCGCGAATTGCAGAAGGACCTGAAGGCATCGCCATGATCACCACATCGCTCAAACTGCGTGCGCTCGCCGATCAACTAGCGGCAGCAGGACGCGGTCTGTCGGCTCGCGAAGTTGTTAGTCTTGCACGCGATCTGATTGATGCTGCATACAAATGGCGCGGACAAGAACGCGCTCTTGACGAAATGGTGGCTGATGCCATCCAAGATACGCGGTTGCTCGATGCGGCCGAGGATGGCGGCAAAGTTATCGTGCTGCCGTGCGACGTGCAGCCGCCAAGATTTAGGAGGATCAAGTCATGAACGTTGATATTAACAATCTGTCTGTGCTGACGTACACACGCGACTTCACTCTGTGGCACTACAAGGCGGAGGCGGCGGGGGCGGAAAGCTGCTCGCGCGGTTTCTTCGACGATGCCAGCCACATGATGGCGGCGGGCGACATGGTGCTGATCTCCGCCAAGGACGGCGGCCAGGTACTGTTCGTCGCCGCTGGGCCAGGCGCGGTTTGCAAGGTGATGGAAGCGCCGTCCGAGTACAATTCCGGGTATCGGTCCAGCATTACGGAGCGCAAGGAGCGCGCGGAGCATGCGTTTCTGCAATCCGCGCTGGCGCTGGCAGACGAACGCATCAACGGCGGCCAGAACGCCGAGATACTGCGCGCCATCTGGCACGCTTTTGACCGTGACTTCATCGCCCTTGAGATGGCGCGGGGAGCCTGTGCGCAGACGCGCGCGCCTACCTCGCCGATCGCCAATGAGCCAGAAACTTAAACGTCGGGCGCAAATGAGCCAGAAACTTAAACGTCGGGCGCAAATGCCGGCCGATGACCGCGCCGAAGAGCGGTGGTGGTCGTTTTCCTGGCGGTTGCTCTGCACCGTCTATGTGTGCTGGCTCATAGTTACGGTGGCAATCCTGGTAGCAGTGATCAAGCAGTGCTCAAGCATAATTATTAATTGACGACATGGAGAAAAGAATGACCCTCTCTCTTGACTGCACTCTGACTCTCGACGCCATCCGTGCTCAGCGTCCGTGTCGGTCCGGGTGGATCTCTTTGCTGCGCTATCTCGGACAGACCGAGGCCTCTATTGATTTGAAGACACGCATATCGCTTGGCGATATCGCGGTTGCTAATGACATGAGCGACGCCTGGTGGTGCGTTCGCGCGCTGCACTACGAAAATGTCCAGGTGCGGCGCGCTTTAATATCCGTCCTGATTCCGTCGCTGCGTCGTATATCGGCGCCATGCGAGATCGTGGAACTTCTTTCAGAGTGGTGTGCTGGGGCCGATATTAATCTGCGCACACTAGGACAAAAAGCAAGTGCGAAGGCGGCAGCGGCACGAGCGGCATGGACGGAGGCGCATCGGGCGGGGGAGGCGGCGGAGGCGGCATGGTGGGCGGCGGAGTCGGCGGCGGAGGCGGCATGGTGGGCGGCGGAGTCGGTGGCGGCGGCAGCGTACGCGGCGTGGTGGGCGGGGGAGGCGGCGGCGGAGATCGCGCGAGCGGCGGCATGGGCGGTAGGAACGGCGGAGGCGGCAAAGATGGAACACGAGGCGCAAAAAAACGATCTTATCGCAGCATTCCCGCCGTTGCATCAGGCCGTAATCGCGTCCAGCGCACTGTGCAGCCCGTAGAGATCCAGATGTTCGGGCGATACCGAAGAAGTGTCCAACCAATCCCGGTTGAGTAGCGCATAGGCTTCCTCACAGTAGCACCGCCAAAAGGCCCTGGTCATGCGCTGCACCGTGTCCCAGGTAATGCAGGCCAAGCTGTCGGCGTCGTAATCAGTCACCCATACAGCGTGACCGCCCCAGGTGCCAGGCTCACTGCCAACGTCCCACACGGCTTGATTTTGCGCGCTGTCGGGAAGATTCAGGCCAATATAGATGCCCCCGAAGTTGTAGATCGCTTCGCGCACGTCGGCATCGTTGCCCGGTTGCAGCGCCGCCCACAGGGTCACATCCTCGCCCTGCCGCCCGATGTCCCAACCGTGCTGCGACCACATGCCGAGCACGTCGGTCTCGACAGCGCCCATGTCCGTCTCGGGCTTGCCCGGCTGGTAGCCGGACACGGCGCTGTAGCGGGCAAGCGTCACCTCATCGGACACACGCCAGAGCGCGCCGTTGGCTGCGGTCCAGGTCTGGATGGCGTTCACCGCTGCCGCAATGGTGCAGTCGCCGACTTTATCGTTGAGATGCATCCCCCATTCAGAGACGATATCGCTGCGCTTGCACACCGGTGGCGGAGGCGGCAGCGCACGACGCCGGAAGTCCGCCAGCTTCGGCACGATCACGCCGACGTGAGGCGGCCGACGGCCGAGCTTGACACTGCGATGATCGACCATCGAGCGCCTCCCGTTACTTCACCATCGCGGCACGCAGGATTAGTCGCGCTTGATCCGGCGTATAAACCGGCAGCGTCCGCGTGGCGCTGGTAACGCCGACCACGGCCAGAATCGTCGGCAGCAACGATATCGCCGCATTGATGATCAGCACGATTGCCGATCCGCCGGGGATTAGCGGCAACGCGATATCGGCCACCGTCTGTACGGTGGACGCGATCTCTTGCACAATGTTAGCGTCGGCCGAAGCCGAAGCCGTAGCCGTAGCCACCTGCTCAGCGTCGGTCTTGATTGTGGCAAGATAACCCTGGAGTTGTGTGACGATGGTGGCCGGCACACCGGGAATTGCTGCGATCGCCGTGATCGCGGACGACAGACCTGATGCGATCAGGCTCACGTCGGTTGCGACCTGCGAAGCGGTAGTCGTGCTGGTGCTGCACGCCGCCACGCCAGCGGCGGCCAGGATCGCGGCGGTAGAGATGCACCCGAGGGTGCGGCGAGAGATGTTCATAAGATTACCCGCGGCTTTCAGCGTTACTTTGATGGTTTGCTGCCGATACTGCATCGACGTGAGCATCGCGGGCGACTTGAGTCGTCTGCGTATCCTTGATAGCTTGAACATCGTGCGCGACGGCCGCGATATCCGCGATGATGCTTGATGCGGCCGCCCAATTCTTCGCCGCCACGGCAGCAATCATGTCGTTTGCCAACTTGTTAACGTCGGCTTGGGTGGTCGGCGCCTCCGGCAGCACCATGGCAAGGACGCCACAGACCCCTGTTGCGATACCCACCGCCAGCGTAGCGTTACCGCTTACCAGATAGGCGGCAGTGCCGGCGGCAGTGCCGACGAACAGACCGATACCAAGGATAGTAGAGGGCTGTTGCACCCACGTTTTGAAACTCATGCGTCATCTCCTGTTGTTTGAGACACATCGCCGATCGGCTCAATGGAAGCCGCTGCGGCCAACTTGATCGCCAACGATGTGCAGCGACCGAGTCGCCCGAGCCAGTCGGCACCATCTTGCGCAAACTCGCGCTTACTTCGATAGTCCGTCTCCATGCTCTTCTGCAATTGTAGGATAATCTCCTTGGGGTCGCGCGCCGAGAGCGCCAGCAGCGTCAAAGGCCCGATACGGCCATCTCTGGTCACACCCAAAATTTCCTGGAGCAATATAGCAGCACCGAACCGTCCAGCGTTAAATCCATGATCTTGCATCATGATATCCACGCCATCCGGCATATCGCAGCACCGCATGGGGAGCCAGTAGCCCGCAGCGGCAATGAATCCAATTTCGCTACGGTGCAGTAGCTTGCGCATGTCGGCGCCGGTGAGGGTCTGATCGTTACGATGATCGCGCCACTCTGACAATTCGATGCCGCGCCACGTTGGGCCGCCGCTCGGATCGTCATAATAGCCGCCCTCCTCGCCTCCGGGCTCAGTCTCGGAAGACCCTACCGCGAAGGTCAGCCATGTTTCAAAACTTGATACCGCTTCTGTCATTTCAGTCTCCTATTTCCGCTGAGTCGCGACAGGGTGATCCACAACGACGGAAGACCCCGCCGACTGCCGAGCAGAGTTCCACGACATTATCGCAACAACCAAAGCGGCGGCCATGAGCATCCAGGGGATGAATTGACTCATGCCTTCCAGCGTGCCGCCACGTTCCGCAACCTGTTTAGCAATCTCAGTCAACCGTTTGTCCATAGAGTTAAACCGCTGCTCGACATCTTGTCGCGTCATTACCCTCGCCGTGAAATCCTGAAGCGTCGTGTGCCATTCGTTGGACGTGCTGTTTATGTGTTCCTGCGCGGCCTCGGCTTTGGTAGATGCCATGTCGGCGGCCTTGGCAATCGACAACATCAACTCCTTCAGGCCGCTGATCTGGTTAGACAGATTGGTGCATTCCAACTTAACGATCTGGAGGATGTGCGTCTCGGTCCGGTCCATTTCAACATGAGGTAGGTGTTCGGAATTGTCTGTCATTGCGCATCCTTCCAACAGGGGGCTCAGGTCGGCGGCACCGCAAGGAGCGCGTTCACCTGGGCCTGCGTCATGTATGACTTCGACACGCAATAGTTGAGCAGCGTCGCGAGGGCCGGCTGCGTCACATCGACTATGCCGCCATTCACCACCACGACATTCATCCAAGCATTGTAATTGTCCGCCAGCGTCGTGTCGCTTACCATTTTGGACCACATGCCAAGGCGGATCGCTTGAGGGACCAAAGTCATGTATTGCGACAGCGGCATCAGCGGAGATGGCGCTACGACCGGGCTGTAACAAACCTGCCCGGTGTCGGGCACCACCGTGTATCCCGCCGGATAGTAGGGGCTCACCCCGTCCCAAGTTATTCGCTCAACCGGCGTCCCGGCAGGTTGTGTAGTGCCGTCGCTCATCACCGTCGGCGCGGCCAACAGCAAAACGTAGTTGCCCATGATCGTCTCCTTACAATCCCGATGAATATCCTTGCGTGGTCACGACGGCATAACCGCCGCAGCCTGCCCCGCCGGCCCCGCCGCCGGTTGTGCCGGCACCTCCGCCCGCACCGCCGCAGCCGTAGGCACCGGTTGCAGCACCACCGCCGGCACCGCCGAGGCCACCTGTGTTAGCACCACCGCCGCCTGGTCCCGCAGTCGCGGGGAACAAGTCACCGCTGCCGGCCGCGTTTCCTCCACTGCCCGCCGTGCCGATCGACGCATTGGCACCGGCGGCACCAACAAGAACACCGATAGATGACCCTCCGACGCCCCCCGCGCTTGCGCTGGCAGCGAGCAGGGTGCCCCCGCTACCGCCCGCACTTACACAGATTGCCGCAGCACCAGAATTACTACCCACAACGGCGCTTCCTGAACCGCCGGCATTCTGCGCGCCGGTAGCATTGGTAGTGGTGATACTTCCAGCACCACCCGCAATTGCGCCAATGGTCTGGCTTGTTGTTGACCCTCCGATGCCCCCCGTGCCACCGGACGCGCCACCTGTGCTGCCCCCAGCGGTCTGTCCGCCACCGCCGCCACTGCCGGTGTATGCCGTTTTGTAGCTGCCGAACGTAGAGTTGTTGCCGCCCGTGCCGCCCGTGCCCGGGCCATTCGACGTTGCTCCGGCGCCGCCCGCGCCGCCCGCCCCGATCGTGACCGTGACCGTCCCAGTGTAGTTCGCAGTCAACGCTGTCCAGTCGATGCATGCTGCGCCGCCACCGCTGGCGCCACCAGTCCCGACCGTGCCCAGCGTCTCCATAGCGCCGCCGCCTCCGCCCGCGCCGCCCCCGATCAGCCGTGCGCGTGAGATGCAGGTGATGCCGGTGTAGCCGCAGAATGTCGGCTTGGTCCACGTGCCCGAAACGGCGAAGGTCTGCACGTCGTAATATAAGTTCGCCATGACGGCCGCAGTCGTGGCCACCTTCGTGCTGTTATCACCAGCGGATGGCGTGGTCGCCGTCATGCTACCTGTAACGGTGAGGTCGCCGGCATCATCCAAAGTCAAAATGTTGGCGGTGTAGTTGTTGTTTAATACATTGAGGTTTCCACTTTGCGCGCGTATATACTTGGACGGCGTTGTTCCGCCATTGCCAGTTAGCTTGAGGTTAGCACCGCTTGTATCGGACGTAGCCGATATGGTCAAAGAGCTTGTGGCACTTGTGCTAGGATCCGAAAGCGAAATTGGCCCAGTAGACACCGTCCCGGTGAACGTTGGTGAGGCAAGCGGGGCGAAGCCACTGATGCTTGCGCCGCTGGGTATCGTCACCGTGCCAGTGAACGTTGGTGAGGCAAGCGGGGCGAAGCCGCCCGCTACGAACGCGGTTGTGGCCACATTCGTGCTGTTATCGCCAGCGGGCTGCGTTACTGCCGTTGTACTCAAAGACTGTGGACCGTAATTCGGAGTCTGAGCAAACGCCACGCTAGACAGCAGAAGAACCGAGAGCGCAAAGAGCTTGTTCATGTTACTGCAACCCCATCCCGCTAAAGGCGTGCGTCGAGTCGGACGAAATCACTGACACGGCATTTGCCGAGGGAACGATATTGTAAGGCTGTCCAGGTTGGATGCACGTTGTATTCCCTGCGCTGGACACGCCACTCGCGACGCCGATCTGGTTGATGCAAAGCGCGACAGTGGCAACGGTGGGATTGTAGATAAAACCACCTGCCGTTGCGTGCCCGGCGGCAAGGGCGGTTACGGCAGAGCCGCCCGTGGTGACAGAGGCAATATCGAGCGGAACAAGCGTGCGTTGGCCTGGATTGACCGTTACAGTCCCGCCTGTCTGCTGCATGGGCGAGCCGGGAAGAGATGTTACGGCCGTTGTCGATCCGGTATCCGCGACGACATGACCGATCACGTTTGAGCCAGCCGGGAGGCTTTGCGCCATCGTCGAGAGGCTCGACGTGGCTGCTGCCGTGGATGAAACGGTAATGGTCCCGGTCCCGGTCGTGGTCACCCGCAGCCGCACGCCAGTTCGGCCCCCACTCTCAATCCGGTAGGCTCCGTCAGCCGTGATGGTGGTGTTCAGGAAGCTACCGCTGATCGCCATGCAACCGGCCCAGACCGGCGATGCCGCGCCGATATTGTTGGTGCATTCCGGAGTCAGCACCGCAGTGGAGGCGGTCAGGCCCGAGATTGATAATCCAACCTCGCCCTGCCCGTTGACCGGTACCGTGTAGGCGGCGCTGAGCGTGGCGCTGTTAATGGTCTGATCAAGAGCACGTACATCGGGGATTGAAGTCACCCACGGCGAGGTGCCCTGGGTGACGGGTCCTCCACCGCCGCTCGTAACCGCTACGTTACAAGCGGTCTGGCCAACTCCGCCGCAGTTGTTGGTCTGTGCGCTAACAGATCCGGACAAAAAAAGAGCAAACACAATCAGAAGTACGCGCATGATTCAGTACCTCACCGCTATGAAGGCATGACCACCTGTGGCGGAAACCGCCGAAACCGCTGTCTTAAGCGGACCACAAATATGGAAAGATTGTCCAGGCATCAGGGGAATCGAAGACGCTGACCCCGCTGCCGCTATCGTCGTTATGTCCACATACAGCACCTCGGACGCATTTGGCGGGTTGGCGATATCACCCACGTTTACGATACTTCCAGCCGGAAACACCACGACGGCGGTTCCCCCGGTCACGATCGAGGTGGCCGCGCCGACAACTGGTGTGCTTTGGACTGCGAAAGGTGGTGGAAGTGCGGCCATGATAAACTCCTACGATGACCAGGTGATGGGCGGTCCGAAGCCGGGCGTCGGTGCCGGTGGTAGCGGGTAGAGCGGCGGCAGGACTGCCCTCGCACTGACCCTCTGCGAAATAACCCACTGCCACACACGTCCCGACACCCCAGTAATAGTGATCTGGTTTCGATAGACGCGGCCTGGCACGCCTCCTGTAAACCACACGGTCAGCACATACCCGTCCACGCTGAGACCGAGCGCCGTCCGCTCGCCCATCCCACTCGGCTCAATGGCAAGCGAGGCTGATGCAACAATATCGCCCTGAGCCTGGACCGCGTAGAGGAAATCGGTGTAGTCGAGATTAGCACCAGGCAGCTCAGGGGGCCACCACTTGTTGCCGGGAGGGCCGACAGCCGCGCGCGGCATATAGCGGGCAGGCACGATACCAGGGGTCAGGACCAGATACGTCGCCAATTTCGAGGCGCGCTGTCGATACTCTGGAATCAGAACCAGATATGTCACGACTTTCGAGGCGCGCTGTCGGTACTCGGGAATCAGGACCAGATACGTCGCCAATTTCGAGGCGCGCTGATCGGTCTGCTTCACCACGTTGTACGCGTTGACTTTCGAGGCGCGCTGATCGGTCTGCTCCACCACGTTGTATGCGTTGACTTTCGAAGCGCGCTGATCCTCCGGCTGCACCACGTTGTAGGCATTGAGCTTTGAAGCTTGTTGCATGGTCACGCCTACGCCAGACTCTCGATACCGGCATTGACTAGATCACCAGCATTCCAGGCAGCGGCGGTGTGGGGATTTGTCGTCCAAATCGCGGGACCGCAATAATTCAGAGACGTATTTGGCGCGACTGTGCCTTGGACATGATCGGAACCGTCGGAGGTCCGCACCACCCACTCGAAATGTTGCGGGCCGGTCGCGCCGACTGACACGCGCGCCTCTTGTACCACGGCCAGAATCGCCCAATTGCCTGGCGGAAGCGAAGTACCAACGGTCCACTCGGACAGGGCGCCGATCGCGGTCGTGTTGATGAAATTGGCATCGTTGATTGTAGTTTCGTCGATATCCGCGACGGTGCCGGTCCAGGATTGCGTGTTGCCAGCGGCGAGTGGTGGCAACGTCTGCACGGCCATCCCAAGCGTACTGCCGTTGGCAATAATGCACTCTGACCAATACATTGAAGTGGCGTACAAACCACCGTAATAAACCTCGGCCAATGCTGTTGCGCCATCAGTCGTCACATTGACGGATGCGCCGGTGTCCGCAACACTTATTCCATTGTAATATAACGTAACTTGTCCTGATGTTCCGTAGTTAACGAATAAGTCTATGGAACAAAGCTGGTCCGCAAGAAGGGTATCCGGAAGAGAGGTGACCAGTGACGTAATCGTGCCCGCCGCGTTGCACGTGCAAATCTGTAACTGTCCTATCGTTCCCGTTTCCGTCACGAGCAGGCGAGTAACTCCGGAATTGTCTGCTATAGCTAAAAGGATTGTAGCAGCTCCATTTGTTACGGCATTGGTGTAAGTCATACCATGAACCCAGAAATTAGACGTGGGACCAAATTTTGGTGTCTGAGCGTAATTAGTAAGGGGAATAGTCGTTCCAGAGTTATATATCCCTACGGCCGAACGCGCGTATGCAGCACGGAAATAGCCGCTGCTCGTTGTAACCGTTAATCCTTGTAAAGCAACAAAACTGGAGTCCTCGCCACCGGCCCAATAGATTGTCGTTGTCATAGCAAGTTGTCCTTATGTTGAAGGGGAGGCTCAGGGTTGCCACTCGATAAGAATTTTGCCGGGTGCGCCCGCGCCACCCCCCATTGCCGGGCCGTAACTGCCACCGCCGCCGCTGCCGGCGGCCTGGCCGTTCGCCGGCGCGCCGCCGCCTGAAGTGCCACGGCCGCCGCCGCCGTAGAAGCTGGCGCCACCGGAACCGCCCATAATATTCGCCTGTGGCGAGCCGTCGGTGCCATAACCTCCGTAATCCGCATTAAATGCCAGGATGCCACCGCCAATGCCGCCAGCGCCCCCCGCCGGCGCGGAGTTGAACACGCCGCCCGAACCGCCGGTCGCCTGCAACAACCCACTGGACCCGAAACTGGTAGTGCCGCCCGACGATCCGCTTTGCCCGGAGGCGCCGCCTGCTCCGCCGGCGCCAACGACAAACGGAATCATGGCGCCTGGCGTGAGGGCAGAAATCAGAGCGTCAGCCCAGCCACCGGCACCGCCACCACCCCCGGCCTGGGCACCGTCGGTGCCTGCGCCACCCCCGCCACCACCCACTAGCTGGATCCTGGCCCGCGTATAACCCGCCGGCACAGTAACGGGAGATACACTCGACGTGATCAGATATTGTACCTGAAAAGGCGGGGCCACTACGAAGAGACGCTCGATGGCCTCAATGATGCCGGCGGTGATCTGATTGTTAACGAGATCGCCTGCGTTCCAGGACAACGCGGTCGTGTTCTCTTGAGCGCGAGTGATCGTAACCACGTCGCCACTGCGGGCTGTGCAATAGACAATCTCGATCGTCGTCGGATTGCTCGCGCTAATCAGCGTCAACGGAAAATATTGACCTGCTCCGGGGGAGGGAAATATTGCCCCTGTACCCGAATACAGCGTTGCTGATGTGTCGCCAAAAGCGAGCGGAAGCGCCAGCACCGTGCCGGCATTATTCGACAGAAGAATGGGGATAGTCATGTGTGCTTATCCTACTGATACGTGGACGATATTGGAGTCATTCCAGAGCTGCCCGGCAATCATTGGATCTGCCAGTGGCAGGTTCCCCCCGCCGATCAGCAATAGCTGCGCGGCTGTCACCAGACCGAAGTAAACTGGAGAGGCGAATGGATTCGGCGTAAGACCAGGAACAACCGTAACGACATTGCTGTTGCTCCAGACCGCGCCATCTGCAAGCCCTGTCGCGCTTGTCGGATAGCCCTGCCCGGAGGCCACATTCAGGATGCCCGCGACGTTGGTCAAGTACGTCGGTGCAATGCTGTTAATGACCGTCACCGAAAACGAATACTGAAAAGGCAGCGAAATGGCGCCCGATGCCACAGCAGCCTGAAAAATCTGGGCTGATAGAGACGTAATCCCAGCCGCGTTAGTCAACGTGATCGTGATCGCGATCGCACCGTTCCCACTGCACACAACACTGATCGGATAAGTGTTGTCGATGTTCGGCGAGACCCCGTTTATACCGATCAGGAAGCGCATAATGCGGCGCTTCAGCCATGTAATCGAATAGACCTGCCCGTCACCCTTGAAGAAAAACCACGTGATAATGCGCTTGAAAATGTCGTCAGTAGTCGTGAAGAGGTCGATCACCCCCGACATGGTGTAGGAGTTAACCAGGATCGTATTGACCTTCCACGTATTGACCAGCCCAATGCCAGTGGTGCTGCCGTAAGGCAGCGCGGGCCGACTAATGCCGTATAACCCCTGCGCCACCCAATCAAGCAGCAACCCCGATAACCCCGTGTAGATCGGCAGGTTGATGTCAACGAACCAGCTCAGGTAATTCTGGGCAAGCGCATTAAAGGACGAATTGAACGCCTGGATGTTGTCATCATCCTCGAATTGTTTATAAACGAAGGCGGGTATGATCTGTGTTAGCATCGTTGGACTAGTGGGGGGGAAAGTGCTCATACTCTAGCCCCGCGTGACCGTAATCGAGGCTAGGGGGCAAGAGAAGTAGCTTTCCGGATCGCCGAAGATGGTCTCGGTTCCAACGCCGGGTGCAGTCACAATGCCGTTGATCGTCACCGAGAAAATCAGAACCGTCAGTAGATTCTGCGGCACTAGACCGGAGACAGCGGCAATGAAAGCCGAGTTTAGTTCCAGCACGTTAATTGGCGCGCCAACCGGAAGAGCGTTAATGTATGCAGCAAGTACCGGTTGAGCAAGCTGCGCAACGCCGGCAGGCGAAACGAAGTTGGAGGAGGATGTCTGCCACGTTACCGTCATCGCCACGGTCTGAACTGGCGGCAGCACGATCGGGATGATATAAGAGTCAGGGTATTGGCTGATCGTCACGCTAGTGTTACGGAAGTTGGGCGTAACCACACCGCCGCTCACATATGCGCCAAGGGCGCTGGTGTTGACATTGACCTCGAAAGTATTATCGGTCAAGACCGTGATCGTATAGGCGCCATTGTAGGCAGATGGTGTTGCGCCAGCGATGACGACAGCCTGACCGGTGACGTAGCCATGGTTTAGTGTCGTCGTCACTACGCCATTAGTGGCCGCAGTAAAGCTGTAGACGCCCAGCGTCGAGCCAACCAACGTCGAAGTGTCCGGGATGGCCTGAAAGATCGCTGCGGCAATCGCGTA